AGCTTGCCCTTGCCGCGGAGGTTCTTGAACGTATCCGCGAGACGGTCGGTGAGAGAGCCGAAGATCGCCATGGTGCGTCAATGGTAACGGCCTAGGTTTGGACCATGCCTCTCGTGCCGTTCGACCGCCGACTGCCCGACATCCATCCGACCGCGTGGGTCGACGAGGCCACGATCGTGGGCGAGGTCGCGATCGGTGCGGAGTCGAGCGTGTTCTTCGGCGCCGTCGTGCGCGGCGACCGCAACTCGATCACGATCGGCGAGCGCACGAACCTGCAGGACAACGTCGTCGTGCACGTGGACGAGGATGCGCCGACGGTGATCGGCGACGGCGTCAGCGTGGGCCACGGGGCGGTCGTGCACGGCTGCACGATCGGCGACGATTGCCTCATCGGCATGAACTCGACGGTGCTCGACGGCGCCGTCGTCGAGCGGAAGGAGCCGTGCAGTGGTCATTAGGTCGAACATGCTCCTTCGTCTCCTGGCCGCCGGGCTGGACAACCAGCGCGCATTCATCCTCTCGGAGGAGATCTACAGGGCGGCGCAGCGTGACCCGTTTCGTGTGGTCGTCGCCGACCCTCCGTGGCCGTTCGGCGACAAGCTGCCTGGGCCGGGCCGCGGGGCCGCGAAGCACTACGGCCTCCTCAATCTGGATGACATCCGGGACCGGAACTTCGTCGGCGGCGACCTCCTGCGCACCCCGGGGATCCACACCGAGCCATGCGTCGCCGACGACGCCTACCTGTTCCTGTGGCGTGTGAGCGCCGGCGCCGACATCGACGCGCCGACCATGGTCGAGGAGGCGTACACGGTCGCCCGGGCCTGGGGCTTCGCTCCCAAGACCGAGCTGATCTGGCGCAAGACGACCGAGAAGAACGGCAAGCGCCACTTCGGCATGGGGTGGCACCTCCGCAACGAGCACGAGGCGTGCATCGTCGCGGTGCGCGGGAGGCCGAAGCCGCTCGCGCGCAACATCCGGTCGGTGTTCGACGCGCCGGCGTCCCGCGTCCACAGCACCAAGCCGGACGAGTTCTACGCCGACGTCGTCGAGAAGATGTCGGACGGCCCGTACCTAGAGCTGTTCGCGCGGCGCCGCCGGGACGGCTGGACCTGCATCGGAGAGGAGCTGGCATGAGCGAAGTAGACGACCTGGTGGCGCTGGCGCAGAAGCAGCTCGATGAGCACTCGGAGTGGCTCGCCGTCGAGATCGGCAAGATCGAGGGGCCGATCTCGGTGCCCTGGCCGCGGCAGCTGATGATCGACCAGGCGCGCGCGATCAGGCTGCGCGTCGCCAGGACGACCGGGACCGTCGCGTCGGTGGTCTACGAGTACCCGGACGAGCTCTACGCGTTCCTCACCTCCGAGGCCGCGCCCAAGCACCTGCGCGACTCGCTCGCCGGCGGCCACGTGGTCAGCCCGAACCAGCCCGCGTCCACGCTGCGCCGCGCGACGCCCGACGACGAGCCCGCGTCGTGACGGGACCCGACCGGGCAACGGTGATGTCGATGCTGGCGCGCCTCCGGGGCGCGCTCGACGGCCTCGCCGGCGTGCGCGTCGAGGAGACCGAGGACAGCGTCGTGGTGAGGGTGCCCGGTCTCGGCAGGGACTGGGTCATCACGCTCGGCGTGGAGGGCCGGGCGCTGTCCTCGCCGATGGCCGGCGTTCCCTTGTTGGAGGTCGAGACGTGATCCTGGGGAACGTCGCCCTGAAGCAGAAGCTGCGTTCGGTCGCCGGCAAGGGGCCGAGCCGCGACAAGGCCCGGCGCGAGCCCCACACGTCGGTCGCGAAGGTCGAGGCCGACCGCACCCGGAAGGACAGCCGGCGGAAGGGCAACCGCGGCGAGCTCGAGGTAGCCGAGATGTTCGCGCGGTGGTGCGGCGAGGTCGTCCGACGCACCCCGCAGAGCGGCGGCTGGTCGAACGCCAGGTTCGGCGTGGCCGGCGACCTGGTGTGCGCGAACGAGGCGTTCCCGTTCCACGTCGAGGTGAAGCATCGCGAGGGCTGGACGCTCGACGACCTGATCGTCGGCACACGACGCGAGCACGACAAGAGCATCGTGCAGTGGTGGAAGCAGTGCCTCGAGTCCTGCCCGAAGACCCGGCACGCCGGCGGTGGCGCCGACCTGGACAAGGAGCCGCTGCTCGTGTTCCGGCGCAACCGTCAACCGTGGCTCGTGATGATGACGTGGGAGTCGTGTCGCCACGACTTCGCGGCGAGGTTCACGCTGCCCTACGCGCCGTGCCCGGACGTCGCCGTGATGCTGCTCGACGTGTTCCTCGACCTCGAGCCCGTGCCGAAGGGACTCGCGAACCACAAGGCGGAGCCATGAACAACAGGCAGCTGCAGCTACACCTGATGCACATGCGTTACCTGGTCTACAAGGACGCCATCGTCAAGGCGATCCGGTCAGCCCACCGGGAGATGGTGGACTACAAGGAGTCGGTCGCCGAGATGATCAGGAGGAGCCGGTGAGCCTCGAGAGGATCGCGGAGATCCTGAACGTCGACGAGGTCAACCTGATGCACGGGCCGAAGGGCGTCGCGCTCTACGTGCGCGTCAACGGGGTCTGGCAGAGCACGACCATCGACAACAATGTCCTCGGGAAGGGGAGGCACCGGCTGGAGACGATGACGAAGAGCCTCGCCGACCTCGCCGACGGGCTCAACAAGTCGCTCGGCCGGACCGACGACCTCCGCAAGACCATCAGCGGGGCGACCCGCGCGGCGATCCAGGCCGACCAGATGGCCGACGCGCGCCGCCGCTGGCTCGCCGAGGCCCAGCTCGGCGTCCCGTACGGCGACGGGCCGCAGCGGCAGGTCCAGCGCGCCGAGCCGACGCCGACGCCGCCGCCGGCGCCCGCGCCCTCCCCGACGCCGCCGGCGGTGTCGGATCCGATGCCGAGCCGGTTCCACGCCATCATGGCCGAGCTGGGGGACCTGTGACCGAGGTCGGGTGGGAGCCGCTCGGGGTCGACCCCGAGCTCGACGACTACCGGCGGTGGGTGGAGTACAAGACGTCCACGGTGTGCTCCATGTTCGGCATGACCCGCGAGCAGCTGGGACTCGAACCCGAGAGGCCGACCATGATCGGAGACAACACGCTGAAGAGGCTCGCCGCGATGCTGGGCGTCGACGAGCTGGGTACGTTCAGCACCGCCCGCAACGCGATCGGCTTCACGGTCCGGGTCGGCTCCCAGCGCGATCGGGTCGAGATCGACCTGGACGACCTGTCGACCGGGTCGGCGAACAACGTGGTGATGGAGGCGCTCTTCCGGGCCGCCACCGCGGCGAAGATCCGCGCGCAGCAGGACGAGCGGCGACGGGCGCTGCAGGCGCTGATCGGATCGGCGCGGCCGGTCGTCCCGGTCCCCATGGAGGTCCCGTCGTCGCGGCTGCTCGAGGGCGAGCTGCCCGGCGAGCCCGACGCGCCGAAGAGCCGCTTCGAGGCGGTAGCAGAGGAGATAATGGACACATGAGGCAGCTGCGATACATCGACTTCGATTGCCCGAGCTGTGGGGCGTCTTGCACACGGTTCGTCTACTTCGACACCGAGCTGGAACGGCCGTGCGACGACGACCCTCAGTATTGCCGAGAGCCACTCAGCGAGGAGGTCTGCGCGGCGGAGGGCGAGGCCAACGGCACGGTCTGCGACAACTGGCTCGTGCCGCGCGAGATGTCTGAGTTCGTCGGATACATGAAGACCATCGCGAAGGGCAACAGCGACTTCAGCGAGCGCGAGCGAAAGCGGCTCGAGAAGCGGGCCGACGACCACTGGAGGCGCCAGGGCAGGGACGAGGCGATCGACCGCGAGCGCGCCTTCCTGAAGAAGCAGGGCGCCGTCGGCGGCGTCCGCTGAGCGCTGCACGCCTGGGGTGAGCCGAGGGAGCACCCGACGACGCGCGCGAAGTGGCCGGAAACGCGGCCGGAGCGGCGCCGCGCTGGCGGGTTGCATGCGCCGCGGCGCGCCGTTAGGCTGGACACGTGGGCAGGCGCAGACGCCGCAGACCAGTCGTCAAGATCGACCTCTTCCGCCGGGCGAAGTGGCTCGTGGCCAACGGTATGCCTCCGACCTACGTCGCCACCAGGCTCAGGATCTCGCGCACGACCGAGCTGCGCTGGCGCGGGCTCATGGACCACGACGGGTCGGTCAGGGAACTCACGCGGCGCGTCCTGCAGCTGCCCGAGCGCTACCGCGACCAGATCGCGACCGCCATCCAGGACGCCAGGAGGGCGGCGTGATCGGCGCGGCCGGCGTCGGCCTGCTCGTCCTGATCGGGGTCCCGGCGATCTGGTGCAGCTACGAGCTGCTCAGGCTCGCCATGGTCGCGCGGGGCCAGCGCAAGTGAGCGCGAGCAAGAAGGACCGGACGACGGCGCCGCGGCCCGGGACCCGCGCCAGCCGGGCCAGGCACGTGGACGACCGCAACGTGGCGCCGCCGGCCGGCTACAGGCCGGCCGGGAAGCCCAAGCCGGGCGAGCACGCCATGAAGGCGCAGCTCGAGGCGGCCGACGCCGAGTCGGCCGAGAGCTCCCCGCCGGCAACGTCGCCGGTCCCGGCCGCGATCGCGGTCCCCGACCCGGACGACCAGCCGCCGCCGAGGGACCCGTGGTGGACGCCCGAGCGGGAGCGGGCGTTCGCGATGGCGCTCCAGGGCATCCCGCAGCACCAGATCGCGGCCGAGCTCGGCCGCGACCGCCACACCGTGGCGCGCTGGGCGGACGACGAGCGGTTCACCGCCCGGCTGTTCGACGAGAACGCGTCGCGCTTCAAGGCGTCGCGCCAGCGCCGCGCGATGCAGACCGTCCGGCTCACCGACAAGGCCGAGCACCTCGCCGGCAAGATGCTGGACCGCGCGATCGAGCTGGCGGAGAAGGGCAAGGACGACCTCGGGACCCGGCTGGCGGCGCGCGACTGGCTCCAGGAGTTCCGGGAGAACAGCCGGCGCGAGGACGAGATCTACGGCGTCGGCGGCCAGCGCGTCGACGTCAACGTGCACGGACAGGTTCAGCACCAGCACCGCGGCAAGGTCGACGTCTCGTTCAAGGCGTTCCTGTCGACGAGCCTGCGGAACATGGGCGTCGACCCCGAGGCGGAGGAGATCGACGCCGCCCGCGCCGACGACGCGCTCATCGGGATCACCGAGCGGGCGCTCGCGGAGGGGACGTTCCTCGACGATCTCGTCGAGCGCGAGCGGGCTCAGCCGCTCGCGCCGGCGCTCGCCGGGCGCGCGAACGACCGCTAGACGTCTTGCGCCGTGCCGCGCGCCCAGGGCAAGATATGCCGGCATGCCGACGCCAACGCTCGACGACGTGATGGCAACCCTGAAGACCATGGGCGCTACCCTCAACCGGATCGAGCTGCGGCAAACTCAACACGGGCAGATCCTCGGCGCGCTGCTCACTGGAGAACAACTCATGTCCGCACAGCTCGATACCCTCACCGCGCAGGTCACCGAAGTGGAGACGGTGGAGCAGTCCGCCATCACCCTGATCCAGGGCCTGGCAGCTCAGATCGCTGCGATCAAGGACGACCCCGCCGCGATCCAGGCCCTCGCCGACCGGCTCAAGGCGAGCTCGACCGCCCTGGCGGCGGCGATCACCGCGAACACGCCGGTCAGCCAGCCGGCGCCGACGGCCTAGCGGTCGACCCAGCTCGGGCACTTCTTGCGATTGCGCGCGTTGTGCCCGGTCCCGCCGCACGCGCTGCACGTGCTCTCGGCCCGCTGGCGGCCGGTGAGCGGCCGGCCCGGCCGGGCGGCCTCCGGCGCCATCGCCGGGTCCGCGCCTGGCCTGAGCTCGTGCACGGCGCCTCCCCGCCCGACCAGCCAGGACGAGGACGGCTCCGGGAACCTGCCCGCGAGCTTGTTCACCGGGCGTCCACCGCGCCCAGCCGGGCGAGCGCCTCGCGGAAGTGCGCTCGCTGGGTCTCGGCGCCCTCCACGCTCTCGTGCGCGCGGAGGCGGCCGATCAGCGCGACGTACGAGGCGTACAGCGCCCGCGACTCGACGCGCAGGTTGTGGATCGTCCGGGCGTGCTCGTCCCGCGTCCTGCGCAGCTCGTCGTTCTCCTCCCGCAGGTAGCGCTCCAGGTCGCCTGGCTGGGCGTCCGGGTCGCTGATGACCCGCCTCTCGTGGTCGGTCAGCTCGCGGTTGCGGGTCGGCTCCTCGAACGTCTCGGACGGGATGTCCTGCTCGGTGACGGCCAGGCGCACCTGCTGCGCCGCCAGCGAGGTCCGCAGCTGCTGGTTCTGCCCGCGCTCGAAGGCCAGGTCCCGCGTCGCGCTGCCCAGCATGATCTCGAGCTCGGCCGACCTGGTCTCGGCGGCCTCGAGCAGCACGAGCGTCTTCGTCAGCTCCTCGCAGATCGACGGGACCTCGAGCTGGAGGTAGAGCTCCAGCGCGCCGAGCGCCTGGTCGAGCCCGTCGTAGAGGCGCTGGTAGAGGAAGGTGGCGAACTGGGCGTGCCGGGTCCCGCTCAGGTGCTGGGCGGCCTGCCGCGCGGCCTGCTGGGCGACCGCCCGCATCTTCCCGAGCTCCGCCGGCTCCAGCTGCCGCGCCAGCCTCACCGCCTGCCGCGCCCCGCGGTTGACGAGGGCCGCGAGCCTGTGCAGCCGGCCCCGCGGCGTGTCGACCGGGGCTCGCGTCAGGCGGAAGTCGGTGCGGGTGCTCCTGGGCTCCTTCGCGGAGCCGTTGTGTCCTTCTACTGCATTCACGGGTGGAACTCCTTACTTGAGGGCGGACAGCAGCATGTCGGCCACCGCCCCCGGGTCGCTGTCGATGACGGCGTTGATCTCATGGGTGTGGACCCGGCCGGCTGTCGCAATTCGACGCATGCCGACGACCATCACGTCGATTCGCGCGTTGCGTCTCTCACCCGCGACTACCAGCGTGAGTCGGTCCTGCAGCTGCGGCAGCCACTCGCTCAGGAGCTTGAACGTCGCCGTGAACGCGCTGATGACGGCGCTCTGCGGGCTCCTGACGTCGAGGTCCGCGACGATCCCCACGACGCGGTCGCCGTAGGTCGCCGTGATCGCCGTGATCGCCGTCGAGCCCATGGACCGACCTCCGACCGACAGCGGCGTGCTGACGAGCCGCGTCGCGTCGGCGCGGAGGTCGTCCGTCCGCGCCTTCTCCCTGAGCTGCCGGGACGCGTCGCCGAGCCCCATGAGGCGGCGGTCGCTGTCCCAGTAGGAGTGGTCGACGTAGATCTGGCCGATGAGCGCCGCGTCCGGGCCGCTGGGAATCGGCTTGACCTCGGCCGGGTACCCCAGCTTGAGCTGGCTCCGCATCGCGAGGGCCACCTGGCGCAGGTCCTTCTCGTGCCTGGGCGAGACGCCGCACACCAGCAGCGTGTTCGCCCGGAGCAGCGAGCACCGCGCGAGCGCGTCCAGGATCCCTCGCGTGGTCCGTCCGGTCCGGCGGCAAAGGTCCTCGGCGCGGAGGCTCGCCTTCATGTTCAGCTCGCGCACGCGCTGCTCGAACACGGCGAAGTCGTCCAGGCCGAGCATCCTGCGCATGTTCTCGATGACGGCCGCCACCTCGCCGTCCTGCGCGGGCGCGGGATCCAGCGTGATCATCCTGCGCAGGTTCTCGACCATCTGGCCCGCCTCGCCGGCTCCCGCGCGCACCAGCACGTCGACGAGGCCACCCTCTTCGAGGAAGCCCTGGCGCGTGAGCTCCTGCACGAGCCCGCTCTCGGGCTCGGCGGCCACGTCCTCGCCCATGAGCTCGGCCAGCCACCCCTTGCTGGACTGCTTGACCTTGACCCGGGCGTACTCCGAGTACGAGACCTCGCCGGCCTGCTGGGCGCGCCGGGCCGCGTCGCCGAGCGACGGCCGCGCCACCCTCTGGTGGAGCGTGAGCCTCGAGCACCCGCGGCAGTGCAGGTTGACGTCGGACAGCGTCATCGTGACCTGCGACTGCCTCCCGCACGACCCGCAGCGGTAGCGGTTGGTGCTCAGCTTGAGCCCCTCGGGGAGGCCGAAGACCGGCGCCGGCGGCGGGCAGCCCAGGCACGTGGCCCGCGGGCGCCCGGAGACGAGCGTCGGCGGCAGCGGCTCGAACGCGCTGTTGCCGCACTGCGGGCATGCGATGGCCTCGCCGTTCCACACGGGACGGAGGTCCTCGACCACCGTCATCTCGGGCTCGGTGGTCATCTCCTCCGCGATCATGTCGAAGCGAGAGCTCGGCTTCTTGTCGTCACCCGGCATCGTTGGACGACCATACGCTTATCAGTTGACGTTGTCAACTGAAAACCGGGTCCTCGCCGAGGCTCAGTCCTCGTCGCGCGAGTTCGCCTGATCCACCTGGTCGCGCACCGCCGTGACCATGTCGACGAACGCGTCCCACTCGTCGGCCGTGAAGTGGCGGGCGACGCACACGACGCCGGTCGGCATCCGCTTCTCGTACTCGAAGTCGACGCCGACCTGCTCATTCGCGCCGAGCACGGCAGCCGCGGTGAAGCCGTTCACGGTGGTGGGCGCCTGCTTCGCGGGGCGCGGGGCGGGCCTGCGCGCGGGCGCCGCCGCGCGCGCCGTCCGCCGCGGCACCAGGCGGCGCGCGTCGACGCCGTCGTCGGCGTCCGCGTCCGCGAGGGCCGCGCCGGCGAGGTCGACGTCCTCGTCGACCAGGGTGTTGGTCGCCTTCGGCATGGGAGCGGCCGGGCGCTTGACGGCCTTGGCGTAGTCGGCGTCGCGCATGCTGGCGGCGGCCTTGCGGGTCGCGTCGCGCTCGCGCTCGCGCCGGCGCAGCTCCGCCTCGTCCTCGTCGGGCAGCTCCAGCGCGCGGGGCGGCAGGGTCGACGTCCGCGGGACCGGCGCGTCGCCCTCGCCGTTCCTCGAGCGGCTGCGCAGCGCGTAGCGGACGTCGGCGAAGCGCTTCTGCGCGTCGGCGTCCTCGGGGTCCCTGCTGATCGTCGCGGACAGCACGCGCAGCTCCTTCTCCAGGTCGTCGCGGCTCATGTCGTCGACGTCGGGCCGCGCGCCGCGCCCCTGCGCCCGGCCCGGCCTGGGCGTCGGGACCTCGCCGCGGCGCTTGAGCTCCGCCTTGAGCGCGTTCACGCGGTCGGCCTGCTCGGGCGGGACACCCTCGGGCCAGGTCATGTTGATGGTGTCCAGGTCGTCCTGGATCGCCTCGGTGGTCATCGTCTTCACGGACATGTCTTCTTCGGCTCCCTTCTCTCGTCGTAGCTGATGTGTTCAGAAAACGTTCATTTGCTCGCTTCGATGATGGCGTTGACGACCCAGTCGTCGGGCTCCCCGACCTCGGGGTCGGGCGACGCAAGACGCATGTGGCGGGTGGCGAGCTCGCGTGCGGCGTCCAGGTTGAGCGGGGCGCGCGGCTTGGCGGCGATGTGCTTGACGACCAGCGCGAGCTTCTCCTCGGCGTCTCGCTGGGCCGCCTTGGCGAGCTCGGCCTCGAACACGAACCGCGCCTGCTCCGCCTCCATGGCCGTGACCTTGAGGGTCAGGACCTGGAGCAGGTCACCCGGCTTCGCCGGCTCCGGCTTGTCGGCCGGCGGGATGAACGGCTCGGTGCCGGCCGCGCGGCGCTCCTTGAGCGTCTTGTGGATGTCGTCGAAGCGCTGCTTGCCCATCTCCAGCTGCTCCGACAGCTGCCGCAGCTCGGTCTCCAGGCTCTCGGTGCTGCGCTCGGTGATGTGTCCGTTGCTAGAGTTCATCGTCGTCTTTCCCCTCTTCTGGTTGGTCACTCGAACGAGAACCCGAACCGCGACGTCTTCGACAGCTTGTCCATGCACAGGAGGGCGCTGCCGAACGCGTGCGCGAGGTGGTCCTCTCCGCTGGTCTTGATGGTCTCGATGACCTGCTTGGTCTCGTCGTCGATCTCGCGGAACGGCACGAGGGATTTCGTGTGTCTCTTGAACGCCTCGACCTCCGGGAGCTCGAGGTTCGGCAGCCCGACCTCGCGCTCCTTGATCACCCGGCACACGTTCTTCAGCTGGATCGTGCGGCTGCACGTCACGCGGGCGCGCGTCGGGTCGCTCCACTCCGGCACGAACGTCTTCGACGCCTTGGTGTTCTGGTCGTACCACTGCACCCAGAACTTGCCCTCGTCCCCGTTGGGGCAGTACGCGCGCAGCATCAGCGCGTTGCGGTCCTTGCCGTAGCCGGCGTCGGCCGCGCCCATGTCCGGGTTGAACTGCTGCGTGTAGGCGAGCACCCTCTTCGCGCTCTCGAGCTCGACGGCAGTGTCCTCGAAGATGCCGATGCCGATGACGTACAGCCGCTGGTTGTGCTTGTTGCGGCCGAGCACCACGACCCAGTTGAGGTTGCCCCAGTCGACCCCGAACGTGACGTGCGACCAGGCGGACGTGCGCGACATGTAGAGCTGGTGGTTGGAGCACGTCCGCTCGAAGTCGGCGTCGTTGAGCATCTCCGTCTCGCTGCCCGCCGGCACGCCGATGACGTAGTTCAGCCAGATCTCCGGGAACCGCATGTCGATCTTGTCCTGCATCACCTGCGTCGCGGAGATCCACGCCGCCATGAGCTGGGTGATCGCGTAGCCGCGGATGTGCTTCCGGTCGGGGTACTTCGCCACCCACTCGCCGCTGTACACGCGGTCGAGCTCGCCGCGGCACTTCTGCTTGCGGCACAGGAACGCGAAGCTCTCCGGCGGCAGCTCCTGGGTGCCGAGCGGGAAGCTCTTGACCTGGACGATGTTCTCCCGGTGGTCGACCGGCTGGCGCTCACCGCAGCGCTTGCACCGCACCAGCCAGGTCATCTGGTCGCTCTTGGAGAACGGGAGGTCGATGCCCTGGCGCGGCAGGGTCGGCGTGGAGATCTCGCGGAAGAAGCCCCACGGCGAGCTCTTGAGCGCCTCCTTGAAGGCGAACTCGATCTTGTCCCGCATCCGGTCCTTCTCGTCGAGCGTGACGCCGTCGGCCGGTTCGCCCTCGCCGAGGTTGGACTCCCACGCCGAGCGGAACAGCCAGTAGCTGCCGCCGATGCGCCGGGTGTACGCCTGGTTCGGCGTGCCGACGAGCGCGGCCATGCGCGGCGTGTCGGCGAATGCGGCGGCGACGCGCGTGTTGCTGAAGTCGAGCAGCTGCTTCTCGCGCGGGAACGTCGTGATCCACTTCATGCCCGGGTGGTGGGCCAGGAAGTGGAACACCTCGTTCTCGCTCACCTCGGTGACGCCGACCTGGCGCGACTTCTCGTACACCTTGTGCGGGTGCTGGTCGCGCATGGGCTGGCGCTGCCACGGGCGGTGGCGCTGCAGCCGCCTCTTCAGCTCGCGCTCGTAGTCGCTGTCGACGATCGTGCGCTGCCGGACCGCCGCGAGCGACTCCTCGGACAGTGCGCGCGAGTTGTCGAAGACGATCGGCTCGCCCTTCACGCGCCGGTTGAGCATGCACCAGATCACCGGGTCGCGCTCCGCCATGGCCTCCAGGCCGGACATCGCGTCGGTGTCGGGGGGCAGTTCGATGAGGCTCGAGACCTTCATCCGGGGAGCATCTCACCGATCCGTGGGGCCGCGCAGCGTCACGGAGCCGGGGACGTCGTCGCCCGGTACTGCTGCGGGTCCCACCTCGGCAGGCCGGCCCTCTCGCAGGCGTCGACCGTCGCGAACGTCGGGCGGTCGCCGTGGACGACCTTGTAGTCGGCGACCACAGGCCACGGCTCGGCGCCCTTGAGCTGGCCGGGCCTCCACGAGGACATCGCCTGGACGGCCGCCGCGCGGTCCGGGAACGTGATCGCGGCCGGCTGCCGTCCGGGGTTGACCCTCGACCAGTAGTCGACCATCCCGGTCGCGTCGCAGCCGATGTACACGCCCAGCTCCGGGTGGACGATCACGAACCGCGTCCCCTCGTGGTACGCGACGGCGAACCCCTCGCGCTCCTGCTGCGCCGCGCACGCCCCGCACACCCTCGTGTTGCCGCTCTCCGGCACCACGCCGACGCACGGCTCCAGGCACTGCACGTCGAGCATCATCTTGCACGACTCGCACCCGCAGTCCGGGTGGTGCACGTCGACCATCTCGCACTGCGCGGCGGTCGGCTCGACGGCCTTCTTCCCGACGTTGTTCTTGAAGCTCATCTCGTTGTCCTCCTGCTTCCTGAACTGCTCCAGAAGCTCGCGGTCGGCCAGCGGCCAGAGCCGGGCGCCGTCCCGCGCGAGCTGCCCCTTCGTGCTCGGGTACCTCTCCGACCGCTCCGGGTCGTAGAGGTGCGCGGCCAGCACGAGGCACGCGTTGTATCCTCCCGGGTAGCCCGGGCGGTCCCTCACGGCCGGCCCTCGCGGCGCCGGCGCTCCAGCTCGCGCACCTGGTCCCCGGCGACGTCGGGCCACGTCGTGCCGTACCGGCGCAGCCAGCGGTACCCGGCGACGACCGCGGACGCGCCGAGGTACATCGCCAGGAAGAAGGCCGCGGGTGCGATCCGTAAGCCCAGCGCCCACAGCGCGGCGCCGCACGCCAGGCCGCCGGCCAGGACTCCCCAGGCCGCGAGGCCGTCTCGCCGGAGAGGGCTCACGGCGGGGTCGGCCAGTGGTCTACGAGCAGGGGCTCGCGCTGGTGGTCGACGTAGCGCTCGTCCCCGACCCACGGGCAGCGCCGCCACATCCCGGGGCGGTCCTCGCAGAGGGTCGGCACGGGCTCGTAGAGCGTCCTGACGACGCACTCGCGCCGCGCGACGCCCATGCCCCACTGCGCGCCGGCCAGCGCCAGGGCGACGCCGGCGACCAGGCGCAGCGCGACCCGCCCGACGCGCGCCGGCCAGCGCGGGCACGGCGGGACGACCTCCCGGTACATGTGCCCACAGTACGGCGGGTGGTGGCGGTTCATCGGTCCGATCGTCATCGAGGTGCTCCTTCCTTCCAAGGGTGGACCTGGACCGCGAGCGCCACGAGCTTCTCGCCGAGCTGCTGCAGCTGCGCGAGCTCCAGCTCCACCAGCTTGACGAGGTGGTGCCCGGTCGTGCCCTCGCTCAGGTCGACGTCGTCGCCGAACGTGCGCCGGACGATCCTGACGGCCTCCTCGTTGTTCGCCTCCGGCGCCTGGCGGCGCCGGGCGAGCTCGGCGACCCACCGGATGCGCGCCTCCACGCCGAGGGGCTGCCCCGCGGAGACCGGGCTCCCCTCGGGCGCGAAGGCGGGCACGCCGAGCTCGTCCAGGGCGCGCATCGCTCCCCGGAGCTCGCTCTCGGCGTCGAGCCTGGCGAGGAGGTCGTGGCGGCCCCGCTTCCCCAGCTCCTCGCGCATGCGGCGGATGCCCCGGTCGTGCGCCTCCTGGCCGCCGGGCAGCTTCTTGAGCTGGACGATCGCCATGCCGAGCGTGAAGAACAGCGTCTCGAGCTCGTCCGGCGTGTAGTCGCGGCGCGCCCGGGCGGCGCCACCCCGCTCGGCCTCCGCCTCGTCGGCGTCCACCACGACCTGCAGGGCGCGCGCGACCTGGGCGTCCGCCTCGGTCCGAGGGTCGACGGGGCGGCTCACGGCGCGGACCGGAGGCGCTTGGGGAGCGCGTCGTTGGCGACCTTGCGGAGCCAGGCGGAGACGTTCGGGAAGCCGATCTCCTTGCTGTACTCCTCCCACGCCTCGAAGTCCTTCGAGGCGCACCGGAGCTGGTGCCGCTTGTCCAGCTCCGGCGGCAGGACCTTCGGCCTCCCGGGCGGCTTCTTCTCGCCGTCGTCAGGCTTGCGCTTTTTCAGGGGCATGCTCATGGTTCTATCGTTTCCTGTTGACGTTGTCAACGCTTGGATTTCGCGGGCCGGTGGGAGGATGGCCGGAGCGTCGACGCCCTTCAGAGCTCGACGGTCTCGACCACCCCGACCAGCTTCCACCGGAACTTCGACGTCCAGCGGTCCTCGGACAGTCCCGGGTCCTGGTCGCGGTGGCACTTCGTGAGCCGGACGGTGAACTGGTCGTTGTACCCGGCCTGCTCGTGGCTGTCCTCGATCGCGCGGGCGTCGCCCTCGGTCTTCGGCCACGACTGGGTGTAGCGGAGCATGTCGACCGGGAACGGCCCGCTGCCGGTGCCCGAGTAGTCGGTGCGGTACAGCGGCTCGACGTACTCGACCTCCATTGCCTTGGAGAGATCTTCGGCCAATAGCTCGAGGACGTCGCTGTAACCATCCCCATAATTGCTGGAGCGCTGCTTGATGAACTTGACGACGTCGAGGCTCACGACGCGCGCTTCTTCCAGCCCTTCGGGGTGATGAGGCGGGTGTGCGCCGACCGGGTGTGCTCCGGCACGGTGCACTTCGCCACCTCGACGCGGCGGAGCTTGACCTTCCCGTCGTTCGCTTGGCGGAGCAGGAAGGCGCGGTTCATCAGGCGGCGGATCTCGGTGTCGAATTGCTTCTGGGTCATGTCTAGTCGTCCTCGCGGTTATTGGCGTGAAAAAGCGCTCCGCTGGGAGCGCGGTGTTGTTGGTGGCGATCGCCTGGGTTCGAGCCAGGGACGTGCCGGGGTGCTAGCCCGGTGTGTTTCCTCTTCACCACGACCGCCGTGCCGGGATGACGCCCGGCGCCTCGCCCGTGCCTGTCACACGGGCTTTTGAGCTTTGACCACCTCCCCTCCAGGGCTCGGCCGCGCCTCCGGTCGCGCGGCGGGTCGATACGTTCCCTCGACGGCGGCCTGGGCGGTCGCCCTCGTCCACCGCCACTCCGGCGGGTAGTAGGTCCGCTGGTTGCGCCCGCACGAGCGCTCGGTCCCGTCGCGCGGGCTGACGAAATGCGGGCGGCAGCACAGCGGGCAGCGCGGGCGAGGGTCGTACTCGAACATCCAGTGTGTCACCGGGCTGTCGACGACGAGCACGTCGGAGCACGAGGTCTTGAGGCCGTCGAGCGACAGGCCGCGCTCGGCGATCTCGTCGGCGATCTGCCGGTAGGTGAACGTCCCGATGACGAGCCAGGGCTCTGAGGGCGCGCCTCCGAGCTGGTGGGCCATGGCCAGGGCGCCGAACACCGGGGAAGTCAGGAGCGCGAGTGCCTTGAGCAGCACATCGTCGCTGACGTGGTGGGAGAGCTTCATGGTCACTGCTTGCGGCTCCTCTGGATGGCGGCGCGCACGCGTGCGCGCTCGGCGTCCTCGCGGGCGACGGCGGCGGCGAGCTTCTCGCGGTCGGTGTACCGCGCGATGGCCTGCTCGACGATCCGGTTCAGCTCGCGAGGCGGGATGGCGTCGACCTCCCAGCTGTCGTTGCCGAACTTCTCGATGTACGCCTTCGCCCTGCTGTCGTTGACCTTGGCGGGGTTCGGCGGCAGGTCGTACTGCCGGACCTGGCTGATGGTGAGGCCGATCTTGACGACCTCGAGATTCGGCACGCCGAACTCGGTGAGGCGGTCCCGGATGTCCCGGACCATGTCCTCCCCCGACGGGTCGTGGTCGCCGAGGTAGAGCACGACGACCTCCTTCTCGACCTCCTCGATCTGGTCGCCGTCGCCGTCGTTGTAGCGGAAGATGACGTCGCCCTTCTTGATGCCGCAGCCCTTGCAGGTACCGTCGGGGTAGCGGAAGGCGAAGTCCTCGGCGCAGTTCCCGCACTGCGGGACCGCGGCGCTCACGCCGCACGCCGCGATCATGCGGTCGGCGGCGGCCTTCATCGCGCTGGCCGAGCTGTAGCCCTTGTTGACGGCCAGCGGGATGTGCGCGCGGCGCGCGATGGGGCCGAGCACGCCGGCGAGGGCGTCCTTCTCGACCCAGAGCTCGAGGTGCCGGGGCTGGTCGGCCCGCCGCGGCAGGCGGAACTGGTCGAGCGCCGCGTCGATGATCTGGTCGACATTGTCCCACTCGCCCGGGACCCGCGGCTCCCGGCCGCGGTCCTCGATGACGTCCCAGTCCACGAGCCCCGCGTAGCGCGCGTCGACCAGGATGGAGATCAGCCGCTGGTAGTTCTTCGGCGTGTTCTTCGTGTCGTCGGGCAGGCCCTTCTTCCGGTTGTACTCGACGTCGATCCAGCTGTCGGGCAGGAAGTTGCCGCCGATGAAGCGGTAGTACACCTGTCTCGCGCTTAGCTTCTGGTCGCTGTACTCCGCGAGGATCTCCACCATCTTGTCGATGATGGCGCGCGTGTCGTCCTTGAAGTTGGTGACGCGGTACTGTTCGGTGCTCATCTCTTTGTCCTGTTCTGCCTGACGACGCTCCCGGCGGCTCGCTCAGCTATCGAGTCAGTCCTCCAGCGCCGCGATCCGCCTCTGCAGCTCCTTCTCGGACAGCTCGCTCAGCTTGCCGGCCTGCTTCTCGGCGAGGATGGCCAGGAGCTGCTCCTTCTCCTGCTTCCTGGCCGCGCGCGCCTTGGCCGCCTCCTCCTCGGCGAGCTTCGTCGCGATGACGTACTTGACGACCTCCAGGGCCGCCTCGCGGCGCGCGTGCTCGGTCGTCTTGGCGGTCTCGACGAAGTTCTCCTCCGAGATCTCCTTGAGCGCCTTGTTGGCGACTCTGGCGACGGCGTTGAGGTCGAAGCCGTCGCGCGCCCGGAGCGGGACGTCCCACAGCTGCTCGACGGACAGCTCCCCTCGGACGGACGCGAAGCGGAGCTTGTTGCGGGTGGCGAACTCGAAGACGTTCTGCATGGTCATTTTCTCTTTCTGCGCTGGTAGGTGGTCAGGAACCGACGTGGATGTTGAAGAGGTGCTGCTTCTTGCCCTGCTGGACCCGGGCCAGGATGGTGGCGCGCTTGGTCGACGAGAAGCCCAGGCCCGAGAGCTGCCCGTCCGTGGGCTGGCACTTGGTCTTGTCGCCGATGACCTCGAAGACCTTGCGGTGCGGCTCCAGGCGCGGGTGCAGGAACTCGTTGTAGATGCCGCGGGTCGGCTCGTCGTTCTTGCACCCGTGCAGGATGAAGAACGTGTGCTTGTTGCCCACCGCGTTGTCGCCCCAGTAATTGGGGCTGAGCGTGACGGCGTCGACCTTGACGTACTGCTCGGTCGAGAGGCCCCACTTGGTCTGGGAGACGTTGGACGCCGTGATGGCCGGGTCACCGATGTCGGCCTGCTCGATGCGGCCGTCCTTCATGTGCAGGGTGACGACGTTGATGTCCTGTCCGTTGCGGACCGTCTTGTTGAACGAGAAGTGCGAGAGCTTGCCTCCGCACTCCACCTCGACCACGAATCCGACGTCGCTGGTCTCGCGCTGGCAGAAGTTGTTGACGACGACCTTGTAGGTGCCGTTCGGCACCTTGCCCGTCCAGACGACGTTCTCCACGGCCTCGCGCGACGTGCCGCTGCCAGCGTTCATGTCGACGTCGAGCGTGCCTCCGGTCGCCCCGCGCTTGTTGCGGTAGTAGATGTGGTCCTGCAGGCCGTGGACGCCGCGGCCCGCCGGCTCGTAGACGTGCAGGTCCAGGTCGTCGTAGTTGAACCACGACAGAGAGACCCGCAGGACCGCGCCCTCGACCCTGCCTCCGGCCTTCTTGACGCGCTCGGCGATCGAGTCGGCGACGTTGCCGCCGTAGCTCCAGGCGAAGTCGTTGCTCCAGCGGAACAGCCGCTTGGGCTCCGGGTGCACGGGCGCCGTCAGGGACATCAGGTTGCCGAGGTGCTCGCCCTTGAGCAGGACCTCCATGCTCGTCACCGTCGGCAGCACCCGCTCGACGAAGTCGTCGAGGTCGACGTCCTCGGCGCGCTCCTCGTCCCTCTTCGTGCTCCTGGGGTTAGCCGTCGCGGCGGCCCGCATGAGGGTGTCTGCCAGCCCGCCCTTCATGGCGGGCCTGACGCTGCCGTCGACCCACTTCACGTCGTTGACCGAGATGTCGCCGATGGTGGCGAAGCGCCGTTCCAGCGCGGACTCGAGGCCCAGCGCCTCGATGGTCTCCATCGCCTTCTGGACCATGGCCGGCGTGATGACCGCCGAGGTCCGCTTGTAGTTCGTCGGCGCCACCTTCGTCTCGAACGAGGCGACGGCCCGCTCGATGTCGACGCCATCGCTGATGTCCTGCACGAGGGTGCCGATCACCGTATTGCGGAAGCGCGAGGCGGGGCCGGCGGCGTTGGTCCAGGCGAAGACGGCCTGCTCCCGCGAAGTCCTCGGCCGCGACCTGATGTCCAGGAACTTCTTCTGCGCCGCCATGAACTGCATGACCGCGTCCCGGTGCTCGGCGCCGCGGTACAGGTTGTTGGCGTCGATGAGCGCGAGCACCGTGTCCAGGGCCGAGGGCGACAGCTCGACGAGCCCACGCGTGAAGACCTGCACCGTGGTGCGGTAGTCGCCGCGGACCTGGTCGGGCGACCCGGCCTGCAGCGTCCTGGGGATCTCGCCCGTGTGGAGGTGGTTCCAGGTCAGCGCCCTGCCGCCGGCGTCGAGCGATCGCGTGGTGGCGGCTCCGAAGCTGTTCTCCTTCGGGCCGACCCGGAACAGGTTGGCGATGCTCTCCGCGAGCACGGCGTCGCGCAGCGCGGCGGCCACGACGTTGTATGGGTGCGGTGCTTCTTCGGCCGCCTCGTCCCAGATGGTGCGGATGCCGCCGTGGTCGTCGACCGAGACGACGTTGCCGGCGCGTCGAATGAACTGCCGGCAGCACGAGCAGTCGTGCTCGGTCCTCTTCTTGAAGATGGGGTTGGTGCCCGCGGGGAAGGCGGACAGGTAGCGCTGGTATAGGGCGTCGCCGTCCACGCCCGTGACGTAGACCTGCGAGGCGTTGCAGATGGCCTGGAAGGATGCAGCCACTGCCTTCGCAAAGATCGGGAACTTGTTGGTGGTCATGTCTTGGTTTCCTTTGTGAGTACGCGACACCGTGATTGCCTCCTGCATCAGGCCGTGGAGCTTCTCCTGGCAGCGTTCGCAGCTGGCGACGTGGTTCCTGAACGCCTCTTCGCGAGCCCTCGACTGCAGCTCGCCGTCGAAGAACAGCGCGACGTCGGCGCAGCTGATCATGTCGTGACCGTACACGTTCCTGTTGACGTTGTCAACAAACGAGTCAACGCTTCTTCGCCGGCTTCATCGCCCGCGCGGTGATGAGGCTCTGGCGGATCTTCTTGCCGAGCTCGCTGCGGACCGGGACGTTCTGCAGCGGGACGCGCTCGTCCGGCGTGCGCCCGCCGGGGTTCTTCAGGCTCGCGACGTCGTAGGCAATGCGCTGCTGGGCGTCGAGGATCCTGGCTGTTGCGGAGAGCCCGTCGGAGTCAAGCGCGTGCCGCGCGGCCTTCTGCCGCGCCTTCGCCGGCAGGCTGGCGAAGTCGACGATCGGCTGCCCGGCCAGCGCGGCGCTGCGCCGGATCATCTCGCGCTGCATCAGCGCTCCCTCGGTCTGCGCGTCGTCGTCCCAGCTGTGGACGCCGGCCTCGCGGTGGTACCGTACGAACTCGAGGGTGTTCGCGAACACGTTGACCTTGTCCGGCGGCATGGTCGGGAACCCGCGGGTCCGCGGCGCCTGCATCTTGTTCGCCATGAAGATCAGCGCCCCGGCGCACATCGACCCGGTCTCCTGTGCCGACCACTTCGCCAGCCACTCTGGGTCGTCGTAGTCGATGGTCTGGTGGCAGGGCAGCGGCTCATCGCGGTTCATGCAGTCGATGAAGCTCTCCGGCGAGCCGGCGCCGAGCCAGCCCGGCATGGCCTTGCGGCGGAACGGGCAGTCGGAGCAGGGCTGCTTGGTGGGAGGTCTGTAGTCGGTCATGCGGTCTCCCTGCAAGCTGGGAACGGACCGCTGGACCACGCGGGGCCGGTCGACTCGATGCCCGGGACGATCGGCTTCCGCCACAGGTCGCCGAGGCGCTGGATCCCGCAGGTCTCGCACTGCTTGACGGCGGCGCCGCGGTAGATCTCCTTCCAGGGGTGCTTGTCCTTCGGCTCGTATGACACGGCGATGCCGTGCATGTCGACGACGCCGTCGTGGAACGCGTGATCGTAGCCGGCGGCGCGGAGCTTCTCGCTGATCTCGTCGACCGCGGCCTTGCTCAGCTCCAGGATGGCGTAGGTGTGGGTCTGTTTCATGGTCTGGTCACCTCGGTGTTGGTGTCGGGTCGCCGCAGCGTGGTGAGCGGCAGGTCGAAGTGCGCGACGACGTCGTCCTCGCGCAGGAAGGGGAACCGGACCCGGCCGTCCACGGGGACGCGGTCCGGGATCAGGAACGGGGTCTCGATGGGCTTGACCAGCGCGTCGTTGACGTAGTCGACCCGCACGCGCTGCATCCCGCGGCAGACCTCGGCCAGCCGGTACTCGGACCGCGCGCTCGTAGCCGAACTCCAGGTACGTCTTCGCGCCCGGGGAGATGTCCACGCCGAGGAACTCGACCTGCCCGAGGCGGGCCGGCACGACGACGTTCATGGACAGCTTGAACCGCGAGGCGAGGGCACCGTCGAGGTAGTCGGCGACGAGCCGGACGTCGTTGGAGATCCCGGACGCGCGGTGGTGGTAGGAGAAGACCCAACGGAGCTCACGGTCCGAGAAGTAGACGATCGTCAGCTTGGCGCCGGAGTCCAGGTTAAGCCTGACCTCGTGCTCGATCGGCTGGCGCCTCACCGGCGACCTCCGCAGGCGCCGGCGGCCGGCGCGGCGCGCGCGACCTCGACGGCCTCCGCCGCGGCGACGAGCCCGAGCGCGGCGTATTTCGCCCACGCCGGGAGCCGCGACGCGGCGACCGCGGCGATGGACGCCTCGGCCGCCGCCGCGTAGACGGCCATGGCTGCCGGCGACGGCTCGCGGCCGAGCAGCGGGTTGAGCTCCTGGTAGTGGCCGCCGCTCGGCGATCGGACGTCCCACCGCCCGCCGTCCGAGAGCGCCGTCGTCTGGCGGTAGTCGCAGGCGGTCAGCACCATTGCACCGGCCGCGAGCGCGCCGACGCGCTGGCCGGTGGTGCACGCAGACAGCGCGAGCAGCACGACGCACCGTTTCATGGTGCAGCCTCGGCCATTATCCGCAAGACGATCATCACGTTCCACGAGTGCTCTTCGTCGGAGTCGGGGAGCTCGATGTGGTGGTACATCGCCATGTTGATCGGCGTGTTGATCTTCGGGAAGCTGAGATAGTCGCTGTTCAGGTACCTCGTGACCTCCACGCCGCACGTCGGACAGGTGTCGGTGATCTCGATCGGCAAGTAGCAGCGCTTGACCTCGAGCGCCACCGCCTGGTTGGTCACCGCGATCTTCATTAGGATCCTCCGTACTCGATGACGGCGCCGCGCCGGATCACCTTGGGCTTCTCGCTCGACAGCTCGGCGCGGAACATCAGGCGCTCGCCCTGGATGGCGAGGTTGGCGCGGACGACGGCCGCCCGCTCCGAAGCGGTCATGCCTCGCTTGCAGCTGGCGAGCGGGTAGCGCGCGTCGACAGCGAGCGTGATTGCGGCGGCCTTGCTCTCGGCCACCACGCACACGACGCCGTTGGTGTGGTCGCTCAGCGACTCCGGGTGCCAGACGTACATGCGCATTTACGAAACCTCCGGCTGGGGCTCGGCGAGCTGCTGGACCCGGACGCGCTCGGCGTGCGCGTGGAGGTGCCTGACGGCGGCCGGCAGCGCGACCCGGCCCTTCTGGGTGCGGGCGATGAGCCCGAGCTCCAGCAGCGTCGGCTCGATGATGCCCTCGATCACGCCGCGCTCGATGCCGAGCTGGGCGGCGATGGTGAGCACGCCGACCGGCGAGCCGAGCCGCTCGCACAGGATCCCGAGGTACTCGCGGTCCTTGACGTCGAGCCCGAGCGAGTCGAGCCCGAGCGCGTCGAACGTCGCCTCGGCGATCTCGAGTGTGACGGAGTGCTCGCCGGCGCTCTCCATGAAGTCTCGGCACGCGCGCACGAGGCGATTGGCGACGCGCGGTGTGCCACGGCTCCGACGCGCGATCGCCTCGGCCACGATGGTCTTCTCTTCGGGGCGTCGCGCGAGCAGGTGAAGCCCCAGTCGACGCATCGTCTTCCCGGCGATCTCGGCGAGCTCGTCGGTCGAGTAGTGGCCGAGCTGGAACGTGTATGCGAAGCGGTCCCGGAGCGGCCCGGTCAGCAGGTGCGCGCGCGTGGTCGCGCCGACCAGCGTAAACGGTTGCAGCGGGAGCCGCACGGTGCGCTTACCGGCGGACAGGTCGACGTGGCCGTCCTCCATGGCCGTGTACAGGAGCTCCTGCATCGCCGGCTTGAGGCCGTGGATCTCGTCCAGGAACAGCACGTCGTGCCGACCGAGCGAGGTGAGCAGGCCGGTGAGCTCGCCCTTGTGCTCGATGGCCTGGCACACGGCGGCGTGCAGCTTCGTCCCCATCTCGGCGGCGAGGATCTGCGCGAGCGAGGTCTTGCCGCAGCCGGGCATGCCAGCCAGCAGCACGTGGCCGCACGGCCGGTCGCCATGGCGCGCCGCGACGACGGCGCGCCGGAGCACGTCGACCGTCTGCCGCTGGCCGACGTAGTCGTCGAACGACGCCGGCCTGATGTCCTGGTCCTTGTTCATGGTCCTTCCTCTGCCTCCTTCAGCCTGTCGACAACCTCCAGGCCGAGCATGTTGGCGTCCGCGACGGCGGACTGGATGCGCTGGTGGTTCTTGTACTGCTTGGACAGGCGCATCAGCACCTGGTACTGCGCCTGCAGGAGCGCCAGCGGGCTGCCTCCGTCCACGACCGAGCCGTCGCTCAGGACGACGCGGCCTGCCCTGGCGGACGTCGGCCGGTAGACGAGCCCGCGGCCCGGCTCCCTGGCCGCCACGGCGTAGCCGGCGACGACGAGGGACCGCAGGACGCGTTCCGTGTTGCTCTTGGTGTCCCACACCCAGCCGCTCATCCCGTTGCTGGACCACCAGCCGTGGCGCCGGAGCGCGTCCAGGACGTCGCGCTGGACGTGGCCGAGCTTCCTCGTCATCGCTTCGCGTCCGCGAACGTCGTGCGCTTCCCGGGGCGCGCCCGCGTCTTCGTGCGCGACGGCTTCTTGGTGCCGGGGATGGGCCTGGCGGGCCTGGTCGCGGTGCGCGGTCCCAGCCTGTTCTTGACGATCGTGCCGTTCTTGGCGTCGACGACGATGTCGGCGCGGAGGACCGCCGCCCGCGGCTCGGACGTGAGGGCGAACCGCACGCCGCTCCCGGCGGACTCCAGGCGCTTGACCTCGGCGGTGAGGCGGTCGACCGCCCGGCTGCTCGCGCGCAGCTGCTCCTTGAGGGACGCGACGTCGATGACCGCCCGCGCCGCGGCCTCGACCGCCTGGGTGCGGAGCGCCGCCAGCCAGTGGACCCGGCCCACGAGCGTGATGGTGTTCTGCGCCGCGTCGGTGACGGCCGGCGCGCCGGCCTCGGCGAGCGCGGCCGACACCTCGTCGCGCTCCTCGGTCAGCTTGAGCTCGCGCCCGGCCGCCTCGCCGAGCGCCTCTTCGTGCTCGCGGCGCGCCCGGTCCAGGTCGGCGGAGACGCCGGCGTGCATCCTGCGCAGCTGCTCGCGCTCGGCGACGGCGTCGTCGCGCTCTTTCTTGAGCCGCACCACCTTCTCGATATTCGAGAGCCCCGCCGGTGCGCCGGCGTCGAGCAGCGCGTGCTCGATAGCGATGAGGCTCTGGCCACGTTCGCGAGCGACTCCGGTCGCTTCGTTGGCGATCCTCGCCTCCTTCTCGCGGGCCGCCTCCTTGGCGTCGCGGTCGCTGGCCAGCCATCGGATCCGGTCGACCACGTGGACGTGCTTGGCGCCGGCCGCGTCGAGCGCCTGGGTGACCTCCCTGAAGAGCGCGTCCACGTCGTTGCGCTGCTCCACGAGCCACAGGATCCGGCCCGCGAGGTTGAGCTCGAGGTTGATGCCCACGCCGTCGCGCTCGGTGTCGGTGCGCGGCACGCCGGCGTTGTCGAGCACCGTGGCGGCTTCGAGCAGGGTCTTCTCTGCGGGCGTGGGCTCGGGGTTCTCGTTCGTGTCCATGTCAGGTTCCTCGGTCGTGCCGCCGGTCTGCCAGCAGCACCAGCAGCGGTTCCGCGATCAGGATGACGACCACGCAGGCGATCGCGCACGCCAGTCGTGGGACGAGGTACAGCCACCGCCTCACGGCTTGGCGGAGGCTCGCCGGAACGCCGCCGCGACCCAGGACTCCAGGCCGCCGGCGCGCTCCTCCGGGGAGCACGCGTCCACCGCGGCCTCCGCGGCGGCGCGCTTGTAGCCGGCGCCGGTGAGCGCGGCGACCGCGTCGCGGCGGACGGCGCTGTCCTCGAGCTCGCGCATCTTGGTGTCCGAGATGCGGGCGACGTCCGGCCACGCGCCTCTCCAGAGCGCGGCGATCTCCTCCGCTCCCTCGCGAGACAGCGGGGCGATCGGGATCGGCGCCGGCGCCACCTTGGTCGGGTCGCCCGCGACGTCCGTGTAGACCACGTGGCGCTTCGGCGTCAGCGGGATGACCCGGTTGCGGGCGACCAGCACGCGCCGCGCGCTCTGCTCGGGGCGCTGGTTGATGCCGACGACGACGTCCGGGATCGGGACGAGGGTCGGCTTCGCGCCGCGGCGCGCACGTCGGGCGCGGCCGGCCTGCCAGCGCTCTACGCGCTGGCGCAGCTTGTATCCGAGCCACAGGCAGGTGGTGCCACCGGCGGCGAGCCCCATGACCAGGCAGTCGATCTCGCGGTTCGTCATCTCGTAGGTGCCTTCCTCTGCGGGGAGTCGACCCCGGCAGCGCTCAGGTGTTCTCGTCGTGTGGCGCGTCGCGCTGATCTGCGTTGCCTGCGCCGACGTCCTGCCTTGCCGGGAGGTCCGGGTGGCGGGTGCAGGAGCACCGCCGGCAGAGCGCGATCCCGGTTGGCTTCGCGCCGCCGGGCACGCGGGTTAGCTACGTCGACGCGCTTCGTCATCTCGTGGATGTCTTCCTCTGGAGGAAGTCGATCAGTTGACCCCGCTCGGGGTGTCCGGGCCGGCGGGCTCGGCCGGCGCGGGGTCGGGCTCGGCACCGCCGGCCGCCGCGGTGATGACGGCGTCGAGGCCCTGGAACGCCGCGGCGAGCTTCTTGCCCAGCTTGGCGAGCTTGTGGTACCGCGCCTCCACCGACTCGCCCGGGTCGAGCGGCTTCGTCTTGAGGTCGGACAGGTCGGTGATCTGCTTGCTGAGGTCGCGTGCCTTCGCGATCAGCGCGTCGGCGACCTCGTTGACGGTGAACAGGAGGGTGGGCATGTCGCTCTCGTTGTGGGTGGTTGGGAGCATGAGGCTTCCTGTTGACGTTGTCAACAAGAACCTTCACGCCACGAACCTACGGCGCGATCGCGTCCGCGATGACGCGGCAACGGACGGCCTGGCCTCGGAAGTGCTGGCGCAGCCGCGAGCCGCGCGGCCCTCGCACCAGCGCGGCGTCGCGCTCGTACCGCTCGGCGGCGACCAGCAGCGCGGCGTGGACCAGCGCGCGGTCGTCCCCGAGGTAGCCGCTGTTCGCGAGCGCGACGGCGCGCCGCTCCGTGGAGCGGTACCTGACCGGCACGTGGCCGGGCAGCGCGGGGCACTCGCAGCCGACGGAGTCGCACCGCTTCCGGTGGCCGAGGCACCCCTCGCTGCAGTCCTCACAGAGGAGCGGCGCCTCGCCAGGCGGAGGCGACGGCCGCGCGCCCGCGGCGCCCTGGCGGTCGCGCCTGTCGACGCGCGAGCGGCGCAGCCGCTCTGCGAGGGGCGGCTGGGGTCGGTTCACGCCGCGCCTCCGTCGTCCAGCGTGGCGTCGGCGTCGTCCTGCACGGTGACGACGGCCGGCGGGTCGACGTCGCCCTCCTCACCGTACTGGTAGCGGTGCCACCAGAGCTCGATGTCCCCGCGCAGGACGTGCCCGTGCTCGACCAGCCACTCCACGAACCCGCTCTCGCACCCGATGCGGGTCATGAACTGGGAGAGGGACTCCTCGCTCGGGACGAGCGCCGCCGCGAGCGCCGCGTACTGCTCCTGGTCGCCGGGGCCGACGCGGTGGTTGGTGGCCCAGCGGTCTCCCGCGAGCTCCACCACGGTGTACACGTCGGCAGCGCGGATGCGTTCAATCTGATCCGGTGTGAGGCCACCGAGCCTGGCGATGGCCGCGGCGCCGTCGCGATGGCACTCCCTCACCACGAACCGGGTACCTTTCTTCCAGACGTATGACTTGCGCCAGTCACGCGTGAACCGACCGTCGGACCTCGGATTCGGCACGTCGCGATCGAGCTCGTACGCGCCCGGCGGGATGCCCTCGCCGATCTTGGTCGCGTATGCGTAGTCGCGGCCGGTGCGCACCACGCGCGACGGGTCGCTCTCGACGCGCGCGCTCATGTACGGCCCGTCGACCGCGAGCACGAACAGCGTCTCGCCCTCCTTGCCCAGCTCGCAGTCGCGGGTCAGCCGGAGACGGTCGTGCTCGTCCCACTGCTTCGTCTTCGTCATCGCTTGCTCCTCTGGCCAGGGTGCGTGCGCTGGCACTCTCGATCGCTGCAGTAGCAGAGATCATCGTCCTTCGGGATGTTGGTGCCTGGATGGGTCTCCACGTCGACCTTCGCCAGCTCGACGACGTCGCCGCGGTCACCATCGTGACTCCACTCGATGACGAGCGACTCGTACTTCGTTTCGAGCTCGGGCATGACCCTCGAGCGCACGCGCTCGAGGGCGTCCTCGTAGGACGTTCCGAGCACGACGTACTTGCGAGTCTCGTTGAGTTGCTTCGTCATGGCCAGGCCGATGTTGCCGGCCCGGAAGGCTTTGTGCAGGACGCCCTTCACGTGCAGCCTGATGATGTGGCAGGCGATGCGCACGTTACTTGACCTCGATGGGTGCCAGCTGCGCGAGCCTGTCGGGCGAACGCCGCGGCTTCGGTCGGGGACATCGTGATGACCACGAATCCGTACGACCTCTCGACCTGCCCCATCGTGAGCAGACCGAGCCGGCGCATCTCCTTCGCGACGCGCGGTACCTGGGCACTCGCGTCGCGTCGTTGCTGCATCTCCTCGTCGCTCGGCATGACCTAGTGGCCCTTGTGCCAGGTCTTGCCACCGTCGTGGCTGTGGGTCCCGGCGGCGACGGCGTGCGGGTTGACCTTGCGGCCCTGCTGGGCCTCGGCGCGCGCCACCGCCATGCGCAGCGCGGAGCTGCCCTGGGCGGTGAGCGTGCGGTAGGCGCAGACGTCGGTCACGTCGTCGCGGTCCTCGGGCTTCCAGCCCTCGAACGCGACGGCGCCGTTCGCGCCGATCTTGACGCGCACGCGGTTGTCGCGGAGCGCCTGCTCCAGCTTCGTGAGGGACTTCTTGACCTGGTCGTTGCGCTGCTCGAGGGTCTGGCCCTCGCTGCGGACGGTGTCGCATGGCATGGGGTGTTGCTCCTGGGTTGGGATCCTACTGCCGGTCCAACGCGCCGGGGCCGTCCCCTGCGCGCTCGACGGGCACCAGGCCCTGGCGGTCGCGGCTACTCGAGGTCCAGCGCGGGGAGGTCGGCGCGGCCCGCGGCGACCGTCGGGCGCTCGCCCGGCTCGTCGCCGACGTCGAGGTCGGCGAAGCGCTGCAGGTTGGTGGTCGGCGTGGGCTGCTCCACCTGCCCGGCGTCGCCCGAGAGGTCCAGGAACGCGATGCGCGCGCTCTCGATCTGGCCGCGCTGGATGTCGAGCAGGACGGTCTCCCGCGCCTCGCCCTCGGTCTCGATGCGCTTGACGATGGTGCGCGCGGCCTTGCGCGCCTGCTCGATGGCCGCCTCGACCTTCTTGGACTTCTCCTCCGAGAGCATGCCCGAGAGCTCGCGCGCCCGGTTCGCGGCGTCGCGGATGGCCTTGGGGTCGAACGCCTTGATGCCGGCGTCCATCGCCTGCACCAGCCCGGCGATCTCCGAGGTGATGGCGCGCGCGGCCTCGGCGTCGTCGCTCGCGACGCGGCCCTTGAGCGCGTAGATGGTGACCCGGGTGTGGGACGCGCTCTCGTTGAACTCGTCGACGATGCGGCGGGCCTCGCGGATGGCGGCGTCGAGCGCGCCCTCCTGGTCGGACGGGCACAGCAGGCCGAAGCTGGTCGTGCTGCAGCACTTCGTGATCAGCGCGCGGGCCGCCGACCGGACCTTGGTGGCGCGCTCGTGCTCGGCCTTGTCCTCGATGATGCGGCGGGTCTCCCACCGCGCGATGTCCTTGCCCTCCTCGGCGGGCTGGTCAGTGTCGAGGTCGATGCGCTGGTACGACACGCCTCCCGCGACGTTCGACTTGACGCTGACGAGGAGGCCGGGGCGGATGGTGGATGCCTTGGACATGTTCAGGTTTCTCTGGGTTCAGGTTGTACCGCTTCGCGTTGACGTTGTCAACACGAATTCGCGCGGTCTGGCGGGCCGTCCGGGATCTCCCGATCGGCTCGACGGGTCGCGCGACCCTGGTGCGCTGGCGGGTGGCTTAGATGCGGGTGACCGGCCGCTTGAAGTGGACGAAGCCGTTGCCGCGCTCGATGACCCACCCGGGCGCGTGTCCCTCCTCGCCGTCGATCGGGTAGCTCGCCGCGTACTTGCTGAGTACGGCGTCGCGGTCGACCAGCGTGATGGTGGGCGGCTTGTTGTGGATGACGAGGTCGTTGACCTCGTCGAAGTCGTGGCCGCTGATCTTCTCGTCGATGTGCGCCTCGTAGGTCTCCTGGTCCTCCTGGTTGTACTTCCTCTTGGCCTCGGTCTCGTGCGGACGGATCATGTGCTCTGGTCTCCTTCGTGTTGGTGGACGTGACGTCCGGCCAGCCACCGACCCGCGGGTCGGGAGCTCGACGGGCGCTGCGGCCCTGGCTGCTACTCGAGGTCGAGCTGGCGACCCTCGTCGGTCGAGCTCTCGGGCGTCGACGCGTACCGCGCGCGGCCCTTGGCCCACTCCCGCAGCGCGCTCAGCCGCTCGCTCGCCGTCTTGGCGAGCGGCACGACCGTGGCCGCCGCGCGGCGGAGGTCGTCCGTCGTGACGGCGCGCTGGTCGTCCTCGAACGCCGCGAACAGCGCGTCCGGCACGAGCGCGGCGATCTCCGCGCCGGTCATGCCCTCGGTGAAGTCCGCGACCGCGGAGAGGTCGACGAGCTCCGGGCTGCGCCCGTGCTCGCGCAGCGCCGCGCCCATGATGGCCGCGCGCTCCCGCGTCGTCGGGAGGTCGACCCAGAACAGCTCGTCGAACCTGCCCTTGCGCAGGAGCTCGGGCGGCAGGCCGCGGACGTCGTTGGCCGTGGCGATGACGAACACCGAGCCCTGCCGGTCCTGCATCCAGGACAGGATCGTGCCGAGCGCGTCGGCCGCGACGCCGCCGTCGCCGGCCGGGCCGCTCGCGCCGGCCAGGGCCTTCTCGATCTCGTCCATCCAGAGCACGCAGGGCGAGACGGCCTCGGCGACCTTGAGGGCCTTGCGGATGTTGGCCTCCGAGTCGCCGACGAACTTGCTCCTGAGCGAGCCCATGTCGAGCCGCAGGAGCGGCATCTGCCACGCGCTCGCGACGGCCTTGGCCGTCAAGGACTTCCCGCAGCCCGGGATGCCGAGGAGGAAGGCGCCCTTGGGCGCGGGGAGGCCGAACTCGCGCGCGGCCACGGTGAACGCCGAGCGCCGCGCCCGGAGCCACGCCTTGAGGACGTCCAGGCCGCCGACCGCGTCCAGCCCGCGCGGGTCGGGCTCGTACCAGGTCAGCACCTTCTCGCGGGCGATCACGCGCTGCTTCTCGTTGGAGACCAGCACGGGGTCGATCTTCTTGAGCGTGACCAGGGACCGCGCGTAGCAGTTCTGGATCTCCTCGGCGCTCAGGCCGACCGCGGCGTCGACCGCGCGGTCGTAGGTGCCGGGCGGGCACGCGTTGGCGCGGACCTCCTCGTCCTTGATCGCGGCCAGCACCTCGTCGAGGATCCTCGACACCTCAGCGCGGTCGGGGAGCGGGTAGTCGAGCACCGTCGCCGAGCTGAGCTCGGGCGGCACCTCGCCGCTCGGGGTGAGGAGCACGATCGCCCTGGCCTCGGTGGGCTTGGCGCTCTGCAGGTCCCTGGCCAGGGTGCGCAGGCCGCGCAGCGTGACCGGGTCGAACCACTTGTGCAGGTCGCGCATGACCAGCACGAACCGCTCGCGCTCGTTGCCGCGGACGATCCCGCGACGGACCCAGCCGAGGGTCTCCGACGGGTCCTTCATGTTGGCGTCGACCGCCTCGCCGGCCGCGTCGGTGATGCCGGTGGCGCAGTCCCAGTAGAACACCTGGTACTTGGCCGCGGCGCACGCGTCGAGCAGCGAGCGCTCGACGCGCACCTCCTCGCGGGAGGTGATCCAGAGCAGGGTGTTGCGCGCCCGCAAGAGCGCTGTGATGTCGGAGTTGACTTGCTGAGCGTTCATGGTTTCCTTCCGTCCAGTGGGTGGGAGCATGTGGCTTCCGGTTGACGTTGTCAACAAGAACCCGCACACCACTACCCCGCCGCGATCCGGCGCGCCCGCTCCTCGGATGTGTCACACGGTTCGCGCGCGTCCATGCCGGCCGCGTGGCACACGCACAGGCAGCCCATCGACGCGACGCACGGGCAGAGCTCCAGCTCGCGCTGGTTGTGCTCGGCGATGTACGCCTGCGCCGCCTTGAACGCGGCGCCGCGCCGCGCGAACCGCCGCTGGCGCCCGCGCTTGTCCTTGAGCGTGATGGTGCCGTTGATGAACACCACGAGCGGCCGGTCGTGGACGGCGCCGCGCGCGCCGGTCCGGCTCGTGGCGATCCGGATCATGGCGTCGGTGAGCCGCATGGCCTACTTGCCCTCCTTCCGCGCCTGGCGCTGCAGGCGGTCGTGGAAGTACCGAGCGCGTGAGCCGTTGGCGTTGGCGGGGCGCTGGTAGCGTACGCGGTCCGCCTCGGCGATGAGCGCGTCCACCTGCGAGGACGACAGCGCGTGGAAGTCCGCGCCGACCGGGATCCGCATCGCCTCGAGCGTGGCGCGGGCGTTGGTGCGCTTCGCGGAGGCGTGACGCTGGCGGCGGGCGATCGCGGCGCGGACGATGGGTCCTGCTGGCATCTTGGGCATGGGTCAGGTCTCCTGGAAGATGTGCTCGATGTGCGACCACCGGAAGAACAGGCACGGCCGGCCGCGGTAGGTCGAGCGGTGGTAGGACACGGCCCAGTCGCTGCGCATGGTCAGGCCGATGCGGTGGCCCTTGGGCGTGCCGGGCACGTCGTAGTTGAGCTCGCGCTGCACCGCGACGAACGGCTCGCCGACGACGCGGCGCATGGTGTCGTAGGTGATGTCGCGAGCGGCGCGGTTCATCTCGTCGATGTCCTCGCCCCGCGCGTCGACGCACGTGGTGACGAACTGCCACGCCATGGTCACACATGCCTCGCCAGCTCGGAACCCACGAGCGCGCGCACGACGGTGCTCCGGTCGACGTGGAGCACGACGTCGGGGTGGTAGCAGGCGACCTCGGGGTCCTCGGCGCAGCCGCACTCCGGCCCGTGCCAGCGTGGCTCGGACTCGCCGATAACCTCGTCGACGTCGAGGTCGATGTACAGGTCGGAGCGCGGGAGCTCGGCGGCGATCATCTCGCACGCCGTGAAGAACCCGGGCCACTCCGCGCGCTCCTCGTCGTCGAGCGCGCCGCGGATCGGGCCGTGGTAGAGGTCGGCGCGCGCGAGCCCGATCAGCCTGCGCACGTGCTCGCCGAGCGCGACGTGTTCCCGGATCGCGTCGGCCTGAGCCCTGGTCAGCATGGTTACCTCCGTTGCGGTGTGGTGGACGTGACGTCCGGCCAGCCACCGACCCGCGGGTCGGGAGCTCGACGGGCGCTGCGGCCCTGGCTTGCTACAGCGCGCGGGTGCCTCCCACGTAGACGCGGAACGTCAGCCCGACGTGCGGGCCGTCCTGCTCCTGCTCGAGGGCGACGCCGCGGATCGCGAAGCCGTCGGCCTGGATCGTCGCCGCGGCCGAGCGGGCGAGCGAGAGCGCCCGCGGGAACTCGGGCGCGGTCGCGGTGACGGTGTACACGCCGTCGTCTTCGGGGCGGTCGACGGGGCTGGTGACGCTCTCGTGCTCGCCGGAGAAGAACGACGTGACGATCTCGTGGACGCGCTTGTGCCGGTCAATGGACATGGTGCTCTGGTCTCCTTCGTGTTGGTGGACGTGACGTCCGGCCAGCCACCGACCCGCGGGTCGGGAGCTCGACGGGCGCTGCGGCCCTCGCGGTTCAGTCTCGGTCCGGGCAGTCGCTCGGGAACAGGTCGCGGAGGCTCGCGTGCTCGGGCTGCGCGTCGTCGTCCTCATCATCCGGTTCCGTCCCTTCTGGTCGTGTGGTCTGCGGTTGCGCGGTCGGGCGACGGTTGCACACTCGGTGCAGCCGTCGACGGGTCGCGCGACCCTGCTACTTACTTGCTCGGTAGACGGTACCGCGTCGGCGTGCGGTCGTAGCACGCGGCGCACACCGCACCGATGTACATCAGCCGCTTCGCCGGGTCGGCCGGTCGAGAACACGCCGCCGCGTCGTGGTCGCACGCGGCGCTCTCGCAGCCGCAGCGCGGCGCCGCGTTAGGCGCTGGCACGCCACTGCTCCGGCTCGGTGCCGTAGGCGAGGTAGAACACGCAGTCCGTGCACATGTCGTCCTCGTGCACGATCTCGCCGCCCTTGCCGTGCTCGTCGCCGCCGTTGATCCAGTGCCACACGCAGCGGTTGCCGCCGAGCCTCGTGCCGCAGACGCCGCACGGGCGCCACGAGAACGACTCCTCGGCGTCGTCGACCTTGCCGGTGTGCCACGCCTCGGTGTGCTCCTCGGGCGTCATGTCGTGGAGCTCGGCGCAGCGCTCGCAGCCCGGACACTCGCCCGACGACACGCCGCGCATCCCGTCGAGGCCAGCGGCGACCGCGTCGGTGTACGCGCTCACAGCACGCCCACTTTCATGTCCGCGCCCTGCACCAGGTTCATCTCCCCGTAGGGGTGCGACGCCTTCGTGAGGCGGTCGAGCGCCGCGTCGGCCTCCGAGCCGCGCCCCTTGTCGTCCCAGAACCCCGCGCCGTGTCGGTTGCGGGTGAGCCAGAAGTCGTGGCCGCAGCGCTCCATGTCGAGCGTCGACGCGCGGAGGTCGGCCGCGTGCTCGGCGTAGAACTCGTGCGCGTCGTCGGTGAGCTGCTTGAGCGCGTCGCTGGTGAGCTCGGACTCGTCGTGCTCGTCGGAGGAGCTGTTCATCTCCGGGTTACACTCGCAGCTGTCCGCGTCGTACGCGTCGCCGTTCTCGCTCGCCTCGTGGCACGGGCAGTCGTCGTGCTCGTACACCATGACGCCGCACCACAGCGCGCACGAGATGTAGCCCTTCGTGAACTCGTCGCGCTCGCTCGTGGACAGCTTGACGCCGCGCTCCGGCCACTCCTCGAATTCGCTCGCGGTCCACTCCTCGGGGTACTGGTCGAAGTTGTCGTACCCGTGGTGCCCGCCGATCGCCTCGAACGCGTTCGCTAGCGTCCTCGGGTCATCGCTGCACAGCGCGTCCGTGAGGTCCGCGATTGGCATGCCCGACGAGCGCGCGACGTCGCCGAGGGAGTCGAGGTACCACGGCTTGTACGAGCTCAGCGGCTTCGGCAACTCCGGCTCGCGAGCCGGGTCCATGTTGGTGATGTACGTGGTCATGGTGCCGTCGTCCTCGTCGGTTTCCGTGACGCGCCAGCACCGCTCCAGCGGAAATCGGAAGACCACGGCGGCGGTGGCCTCGATGTCGTCCTCGTCGGCGTCGTCGACGGTCTGCGCGACCACGAGCTCCGGCGGGTAGACGCCTGTCTTGTCGCGGTACAGCGCGCTGTAGTCGGTGGCGTAGACTTGCTCCCATTCGGGCTGTTTCGTCATGTTCATCCGCTCCTCTCTGGTCGTGGTGTCTGTGGTACGTGCGGTCTGGCGAGCCTACCAGGTCGCTGGCAGGCTCGACGGGCCGCGCGGCCCTGCGAGCTACTTGGACGTCGCGGCGCGCAGCGCGCGCACGTGGTCGGCGATGTGCCTGATGCTGCGGGTGATGGCCGCGACGCGCTCGGGCGACGGAGGCTGCGAGGCGCCCGGCTCGCGGAGGCGCTCGGCACGCTCGGCGAGGTGGCGCGTGCTGC